TGCTTTACTCCTAACAGTCGGAATAGCTCAAGCTAGTTTATGGAACTACTACCAAGAGCAAGGACAAGACCTACCTAGTGTGTCTGATAGGGTGCTAGTGGCTCAAAATTGCGGTATAGAGGGTTATATTGGCACAGCCGAACAAAACAACCTTTTAGAAGAATGTCTGCGTAATGGGGCTAATTTAGGCGTAACTATTCCTGACATCTCGGCTCTATTTGAAACCTCCTTACAAAATAGTATTTCCTCTAGTGCGACTACGATGACTTTAGTATCGGCAACTCTAGCTAATGGCAATAGTCTATCAGGCACTTATGGCTTTATTATTGATGAGGGTTCAGCTAATGAGGAGTTTGTTATCTGTTCAGCTTCAGGCACAGCTCTCACTTCTTGTCTTCGTGGTATTGACCCAGTAGACGGACAAACCGAAGTCGCCTCGCTAAAAGACAGTCATAGACGAGGGGCGAGTGTTAAAATAACTGACTTTCCGATTTTAGCTATTTTAAGAAATGTCTTAACTGGTGATTATTCCACAGGTAATGATACTTTTATTATCGGTAATGATACTCAATCAATTAAGTTTGCTAACACGACTTCAACTACTAAATATATCTACGCTTATGGCAATACTGGCAACCCTTTTTTAAGATACAACGGAACTTCTAATGTTTGGCAATTCTCTGATGACGGAGTATCTACTGTTAATATGGTAACGGGTGGTTCAGGTTTAACAGCTTCTACTACTAAAGGTATTAGTATTGACGACTCTAAAATCGGAGTTGATTTTAACCTTAATAACTGGTGGTTTAATATAGATGACGATGGCTACTTTGCCCTTTCTACTACAACCAATAAAGGAATAGATACTTTCTGGAAAGATAGTTGGAATGCGACTACTACACATCCTGGGCTACTAATGTCAACATCAACAATAACTGGAAATTTTTCTGTATTGGGTAACGCCACTACTACTGGTTCACTTGCTTGGAATGAATTAATTGATAGCAGTGGAAATAGTGTTTCTAATATTAGTCCTCGTTCAATGGCTACATCAACGGTTGAAGAAATTCAAACAGCAATTGCAACCACTGAAATATTATCTGAAATTATACCCGCTGGTAAATTATCAACAATACATGGAATAAGGGTTCACATTATTCACGAACACCAGACAGAAAATCAAGCTACTAATTCAACAGTAGAATACGAACTAGATTTTGGTGGAACGAAAATAAACGATGGTCTTTGTGCTGTTACTGCAACATCTAACAATAACTGGGGTAAAATGGTGTGCGAATGGACAATTTTAAACACAACGGCTAGTTCTCAACAAACATTTTTTGAAATAAATAGAAAAGATGATGGTGTTAGTGGAACATTCATTGATATTGATAGTGGAACATCATCTATTGATACATCTTCATCAATAACAGTTGCAGTTGATCAAGTGATTACTACTAGTAATAATCCACCGCAGAGCTCAGAGGGTGCGGCTTGGATTGAATATATATGGACTGAGTAATTTCACTCTGCATTTAAGTAAATCTTGAATGCAGGAATGAGATTAAATTATATGGCAATGACAATCGGACTAATAATACCATTTACACTTATTACAATAATGATGTTTGTAATATTCTATAATATGTATAAAAATTAAAATAAATAATATGGCAGTAACACAATACAAACCTGATGAAAGCATAAACACTTTAGCTCAACGAGTTGGAGTTGATAAAGAAGAATTAAGAAAACTAAACCCTAACCTTAACCGCATATCTCAAGGTGAAGATATTGTTGTGCCTGATACTTACAAGGAAAATTTACCACAAACCAACGAACCAACAATCCCGACTAGATACCCAACAACTCAAACAGACGAATATGGCGATATTTTAAAAACTCGTTCAGAAAAAACTGTTGACCCTCTTAAAATACAAGAAGAAGAAAGACAAAGGATACAAGCTCAAATAGATGCCTTAGAGAATTATTGGTCATCAACTATTATGCCCGAATTACAAGAGGAAGCCACCGACAGACTAGGACAGTCTAGGGGATTACAGAGTGCTGGTGGACTGCTACAAAGCCCTAGGGGGGTGGCTATGACCCAAGGCACACAAAAGTATAATACTCGTATTCAAAGAGCCGAGAGAGCTAAAATAGATACTCAAATTGCTGGGCTATATGACAAAGCCGACCAAAGAGCTATTGACCGAGCTGATAAAGAAGCAACCCTTGCTAGACAAGACCAAGACGCTTATTTTGAGTATCTAAAAGATAACCAAGCAAGTAGCCGAGATGACCTCGTTACTCTTTTTGCTGGTGGTATTAGTCCAGACGAATTAAAAGAAAGAGACCCAGACAGATACAAACAATTATTAGAGAACGCTAATATTGATGAGTTTATGGCTGATAGTTTGTATAACCAAAACGCACCAAGAGAAAAACAAATTGAATATGAGTATGCGTGGAAAGGTAATAGTTTGGTGGCTTACGGGCAAGACCCAAGCACTGGTGAAGTCGTAACTAAAAATTATAGTGCCGAAGACCTTGACTTGCCCGTTGGAGTTAATCCTGACTTTATTACCGACAAAGCAACTAATATGATGTATTGGTATGATAAGGATAACCCAGAGACAGATGAGCAAGGAAACCTAGTGATGAAACCAGTTAAAAGCCCGACAGGTGGTAGTGTTATGGGACAAAAACCAGCAACGCCAAAAGCACCAGTAGAAGATACTGATGAAGAAAAACAAGCTATACAAACAGATATTAAAGCTATAATGGGCGGTGATAGATATTTAGACACTTCTAAATATAGAGAGATAAGAGAAAATGTTGCTATAAATGCACCTAGTTTATTATCGTGGTTTGATAAAACCTATAACCCACAAAACTGGTTAAACCCAAACGATCCAACAGCTAAATCATATTTTTTAACAGGCACTAAATTAGCAGAACAAAAAGATGAGTTATAAACCATTATTCTCACAACCTAAACAGGAAACACCGATAAAAAAGACTACTAAATATCAGCCGTTGTTTTCTGGTGTTGAAGAAAAAACTGAAATAACCAAACCATCTTTACCGTCTGTAAAAATGCCTACTGTTTATACTCCTTTTGATGGAACACTAACCAAAACCCCAGAAAGTCAAAAAGTTAGTTATGGTGAATTATCAAGAATTAGAAATATTCCAAAGAGCGTTGGTGGCGGACAATATAAAGTTGACCAATACAACAAGCCAGTTTTAACCGAAAGGGCTTATGGTTCACTGCCTACTAAAACAGGACAAGAACGAGACCATATAATACCAGTGTCTTTGGGTGGAACTTCTTATGATCCGAACCTTCAATATCTTGAAAGCAAAAAAACTTTACTTGATAAAATTCTAAATAAACCAGCTCAAGCTAAAAACAGACAAGAGGGTAAAATGTTAGTTGAGTGGTCGGCTATCAACGATTATAAGTCTGGAAAGATAGACCTTAATCAAGCAAGGGCTAGAGTTTTGAATTGGAATAATCAGCCACCAAATATAATTAAAGAAACAATAAAAAATTTACCAGTATCAATAGCTGAAACTATATTCCCAGCATTAAAGGTGTATGGTCAAATACCAAAAGAAGAACCATTTGCTAAATTATCAAAACCACAACAAGCATTAGCAGTAGCCAAGGAATTACCAGGGGCTACAAAAGAAGTGGCTCAACAAGTGGTAAAATTTATGGCTGGACTGCCCATAGAGTTTGGATTAGATTTTGTTAATGGGGCTTTACAATTAGCAAATAAAAATAAAATAGAGGAAATTGATATACCAGTCTTGGGAAAATATAGTCCTTATTCGCTGGAAGCTGAAAAGCTATTAAAAGAAAATCAGGAAATGGCAAAACAAATGGGTATTTCCAACGAAAAGACACAACAAGTAGTCGGATTATTTAAAACACTGTTAGTTGATAATGTTTTAAGAGCCGTGGCTACTAGTGGAACTTACGCAAAAATTGGAACAACCGTTGGAAAAATAAAAACTTATGAACCTTATTTAAAGGGAAGTGTAGAAGCTGAATATTTATTTCAAAAACAACCAAAGATAGAGGAATTACTGCTTGGAAAACAAAAGAAAGCCGAATTTAATATCAAAGATAAAAATGGCAATGTCGGATTAGTTAAACTCGAACAGAAAGGTAAAAATGTAAATATAGAAATATTAAAACCAAGAAACTTAAAAGCCAAACCAGTAGAAATTGGACAAACTGGATTGCCAGCAATTCCTGAAACAATAACCCCAGTAACTACCACACAAGTAATACCACCAGTCATAACGCCTAAAATTAAGCCAGAAACTGCGATTACAGAGGTTTTAGAGCCACAAGTGGGTAAAGTTGCTACTACTGAAGTAAAAGACCCTAAAACAGCTCTTATCCAAGAAGAACAAGTTAAAACAGAAACTACAGCACTTCAAGATGCTATCAATGAATTTAAAAATATAAAACAGGGATTTATTATTGATAAGCCAACAGAAAAGATAATATCAGATAAAGACCAAGAGTTTTTGAAACCAAAAGCAATACTTACTAAATTTCAAACAAAGAGCGATAGAAATATAATATCTGAAAGTGGTGAATACACTAATGCTTTTTGGTTATTAAAACCAGAATTTATACCAGAAAAATTGAAGACAAGAATGACTCCGTTATTAGATGGTCAAAAACCCGAAACTAAAGAAATATGGAATAATGCCAAAGAGGGAAGTCCAAAACCAGTTTCTGATATAGTTGGTTATGTTGAAAAACCAGAAAGCTATATTTTAAAAACTGCAAAAGGTGAAAACATACATGTCAATAAGTTTTACTATGATTATTTGAAAAAGAATATTCCTGATTTTTCATTGAAAGCGACCGAACCAAAAAAACCAATAATAATATACTCTGGCAATAAGGAGGCTGGGCTGTTAATGCCAATGATCATAGATGAAAAGAATGCTATATTTTTTAAGGATAAAAAACCATCTTTACCGAAAATTGAAGTTAAAAAACCAGCAATACCTGAAATAAAAAAGGTATCAGAAGTTAAAGAGTTTAAAAGCAAAGAGGTTAAAGAAGCAATAGACGAATTAAAAGAATTGAGCAAAGACCAGTCAGGTTTTATTTCAACTAAGCCGATAAACAAAATAGGTGAGTATTTTAAAACAACAAAAGAGCCAACTAATTATGAAAAATTAAAAGATATTTGGTTTGGTAAAAAAGATATTAAAAGTTTGAAAGCCGATGTAGAAACTAGAAAATTACAAAAACTTATTAAAGATACACTTGGTCGCAAAAAATATGATTTGACTGCTAAAAATTATGATAAAGCAATTCAGGTTTATATTGACACTAAAAGAAATCCCGCTGATGTTGAAAAATATTATAATAAATTAACAGATGATCAAAAAGAAATCGTTGATTTATCTCAAAAACTGCCACCAGAAATAAAACAAATAGCCGATTATATATCTGAGTCTTATGATATTGTTGGTAGTGAAGCACTAGAGGCTGATGTAATTAAAAATGTTTTAGAAAATTATGTTGCTCGTGTTTGGGATATTAAACAAGGACAATCAACAGAAATGTTTAGAAAGTTTGGTATTAAAACAAAACACGCTAAACAAAGAACCTTGTCAACAATTTTAGAGGGCTGGTCAAAGGGGATGACATTAAAGGTTGAGGGGGCAACAAATAATCTTAATATTCTTAAAAAAGAGATAAATAATACTATTGCTGATAAACAATTTATTAAAGAATTACAAAAACTAAAAACAGTTGATGGCGATCCGCTTCTAACTATAAAACAATTAGACGGCTATAAAGAAGTTAAACATCCAAACTTTACTGTTTGGGGTTATTCTGGTGTAGCCAAAGGTGATGCTATTGGCAGAAACTTTATAATCACCAAAGATGATGTTGTATTAGAAAGAAAAAGACTATATGCTCCAAAAGAAATTGCTGATAATATGAATAATATATTAGGGACATCAGCTTTAATTGATACACCCGGAATTAAAACAATCACAAAATATAACGCTATTTTAAAATCTTGGATATTACAAACTTCTTTATTTCACCACTTTGCTTTTGCTCGTTCATATTATCTAGGAACTGGTGGTAAAACTTTTAATGAATTAAATATACGAAATGCTTATCGCAACGGAATAAAAATGATTGAGAATATGGATGGGGTTGTCCAACTGGGAGTAAAAAACGGCTTAACATTAGGAGTTAAACAGGATTGGAATGAGCAGTTATTAAAAGAAAAAACATTTATCGGTAGCGTGTTAGATAATTTAAAAGCCACTAAAATTGTTAAGGATAAGATATTAGAACTTAGAGAGAGGCAAGCTGATTTTCTATTTGGTGAGTTTGGAGCTGGACTAAAAGTAAAGGCATTTGAAATTGAATTAAGAAATTTAACTAAAAAATATCCAAATAAAGATATAAATGATTTGGCTAAAATGTCGGCAAATTTAATTAATGATGACTTTGGTGGTCTTCATTTACAAAGAATTGGTAGAAATCCTACTGTTCAGCATATTTTTAGAATATTTGCTTTAGCTCCAGACTGGACAGAAAGTAATATTATGTCTATGGTTAAGGCGGTTGGTGCTGGGAACAAACAAGAAAGAAAAATGTATCGTAAATTTTGGGCTGGTATATTTACTAAGGGGGCTTTATTAACAGTAATGACTAACCTACTTATAGCAAGTGTTGATGAAGACGATGAAGATACTAAAAACACTTGGGATAGGTTTGTTAGAAATTATCAAACAGCTTGGGAACAGGGAAGACTAATGTGGACTGGCGTAGATATTACTCCGATATATAAACTTTTTGGCGGTAAAACACAAGAGAGAAAATACTTTTCAATTTTAGGACACTTTATTGATCCGATAAAGTTTATTGTTCACCCAATACAATCAGCTCAACACAAGGGTAGTGTGGTATTTAATTTGTTTTTTGATGCAATGAAAGGAACAGATTATGCTCAAAGACCATACACCACATATAAAGAATTGTTCGGTATTGATTATGAAAAGGGTGTATATAAAACTACTAAAAAAGGTGTTTATTATAAAGGTGATCCAAAATATGGAAAATTAAAAGGTAAAACAGTTGCTTATAAATTTGGCGGTGGTGGAACACTTGGCTATTCACAAATTCCGTCTTTTATGATAAACAAATTAAAAGGAATACAACCAGTTCAAATTCAAAACCTTATAAGTTTTATAGGTGGTGAGCTTGATGGTTTTGACGCCTTATTAAATTCGCTTGGGCTTGGTATTAAATCAACCTACGGATTAACAGAAAAAAATAAAGAAGAATAAAATGATTGATAATTCACTAAAACAAATATTTTATTTTTTTGTGGTTTGTCTTTGTATAAGTTTCTTTTTACATATTGTTGTTCCTGATTTTGTAGATAGAAACGGCAATTCTTGGAATACTCAATATGATTTTGGTGAGGGATAATTGTAATAAAACCACAATATAAAAGACCACTTGGCGAAAGCTCGGTGGTTCTTTTTTTATCCACTTTGCCGTTCACAAATTTGTGAACGGGGTAAAACAAAGAGCTGAAGTTTTTATTTGCCAATTTTATTTTAAAGTAATATAATAAATAAAAAGCTATGTTTACAAAAAATTACGCAATTATAGCTGATGACTATAAGCTAACTAAATATAAGTTACAGCAGTTAATTGATAAGATAGAGTGGTATAGTGGTATGGACTACGAGAAAAGGCTAAAAAATTGGCACTATAAGAGTATTGTTAACTCAGCCGATAAACTTGCTGGTGAAATACTTTTTTTAGAGGATAAGATGAACAAAGTCTATATAGAGTTTAACAGTTAAGATTTGACAAATAAATTTAGGTGTGATACAATTAAATAGTAATATAAAAATATGACACAAAATCGCAAAAAACAATTTATTAATTGCCAGAAAAGGTGTAGTTATACAACAGGTTTTTGCGAACCTTGTGTCAGTAGCTACACCTTTTTTGGTATTTAGTTTTAAAACTATGGCAAAACAAAGAATGATTAATACTAAGGTATGGGAAGACGCTTGGTTTAACCAATTAGACCCAATAGAAAAGCTTTTTTTTATTTACTTATTAACAAACCCAATGACAAATATTGTTGGTTGTTATGAATTAAGTAAAGGAACAATAGGTAGAGCCACTGGTCTTGAAATAAGTGTGGTAAATGAAATATTAAAAAGATTTGAAAATTCTAAAAAAGTATATTATAGAGATGGTTGGGTAATAATATTAAACTTTATAAAACACCAAAATTATCGTTCTCCAAAAATACAATCTGGTATAAAAGCAGAATTAGAGAATATACCACAAAATATAACTAATTTGCTAAATTTAGATAAATATAGACAAATTGGATACGGTATAGATACCATATCGCATTCTAATTCTAATTCTAATTCTAATTCTAATTCTAATTATATATTGGGCGATAAATCGCCAGACACATATTTTTTTAATAATAAACCAATTAATATGGAAGAATTAACTTATGAGGACTTAGATGTTAAAACTCCAAAAAAACACAAAAATAAGAGAAAACAATATTCTCGTATAGTTATACATTTTATGGGTTTAAAGGGTGAAAGTGGTAATGTTCTAAGATATTTTCCAGATATTAAAGAACTTTGGGAAAAAGCCTGCGAAGATGTTGGAGAAGAAAAAGCAGAAACAGAGATCAAAGGTCGGATTGATGTTTGGAAAAAATATTGTGAAAAAGAAAATATATCTTTTGGACTAGGAGGAGTAGTTAAAAACTGGAACTCAATTTTAAAAATATAATTAATCAACCATAAATGCTTGTATGGAAAAATTACCACCACAATCAAAAGAAGTAGAACAAAGTCTTTTAACTTCAATATTTTTAGACAAAGACAATATTAACAAAATAAAAATATTACCAGAATACTTTTATTTTAAAGCACACGAGAAAATATTTTTCTGTATGCTAGAACTTTCACAAAATGGAAATAATATTGACTTAATAACATTATCAGAACAATTAGGAGAACACATAAAAGATGTTGGTGGTAGAAGTTATTTAGTAACCCTAGCAAACGGAATAGGTGGTAATCCAGAAAAGTATGCCGAAATAATAAAAGACAAATATCTAAAACGAGAAGCTATAAAAAGATGCTCCGAGGTAATGGATAAAATGTATGAAGAAAAAGAATATTCAAAATCAATAGAACCACTTAAAAAACTTTTATTTACTGCTAATGAAAAATACACCATAAATACTAATCCATTAATGGCTGGTAAATGGTATGAAGAATACGGAGTTGTTGAAACAATAAAATATAAAACTGGATTACCAGAACTTGATAAAGTAATTGGTGGTTTATCCGGAACAGAATTAATGCTTATACTTGCTAACACAAACATTGGTAAAACAACTTTTTTGCTTAATATGGCAGTTAATCTAATACTTGAAGGAAAAAAGGTTTTATTCTTTTCTCTTGAAATGTCAGAAAAACAATTAAACAATAAAATAATATCAATACTTGGCAAACACGATGCGATGAAAATAAGAACTGGCGAATATGAAAAAGAAATGTTATGGGAAACAACAGAAAAATATAAAAAGCTACCATTAACAATAATTGATAAAGGGTCTATTACTACTCAAGATGTAATGTCAGAAATATACAAGAGAAAAATAAATGGAGATGTAGATATTGTAATGATTGATTATATTCAAAGACTTTCAGATAGTGGGTGGGACAGTGAAACAATGAGAATAGGTCATATGGCTAGAACACTTAAAAATTTTGCTCTAACATATCAAGTCCCAATAATATCACCTGCACAAATGGATAAGGCAAGTGCTAAAAGTAATTCAACTGATGTTATATCAGTTGCTTGGAGCAAAGATTTAGCAAACGAAGCAGATATAGCTCTGACACTTGTTGAAAAAACAGAAGAAAAAAAATCAATAACAGAAGAACCAGAAAAGAAATTATGGTTAACTATATCAAAGTCTCGTGATAGTGAAAAAGATAAATGGTTTGAAATAGACTTTGATAGAAAAACTTTAAAAATGCAAATAATAGAAAGAATAATAATAAAATGAAACACATAAAAGAAATAATTAAACAAAGATGGTATTACAAGATTATTACAAACTCACTATCTGGATTAAAGAAAAAAAATTTGTCTATTACAGAAGCACAACCGAATACATCAACTTCAGAGAAGAAAATAAACACGAAATAATATGGAAAAAACCAAACAAGGACAATCAATTAAATGTAAATTCTGCGGTGGTGAGGCAAAAATCATTATGGTAGATTATCAAAATAAAGTTAGATGTTCTGAATGCCAAGCGGAATATTATTTAAAAGAACAACATATTAACTCTAAACCAATACAATATAATTTATTATAAACCACCTCTAAACACCACCCCACAGCCCAAAAACTGCGTTCTAAGCGATTTATATGCTAAAGGTGATGAAATATACTAACTAACATAAAACTTATATGAAAAACGATAAAATTAAACAAGTAATAATTAAAAATACAACTGTCTATATCTTCACAGAAAATCCAGAAGAAGATACTAAAAGATTTGTGGAATTATACGAAGACGAAAATTATGATGGAGTTTGTTTAGGATATGACAAACCAGAATTGGTTAAATATACTTTTCTAGGAAAAGAATACCCGTGTATATCTTTGTGGTTTGATAACGAAGATGTGCCTGATTATTATAAACAATATGAAAACTAAAAAAATATTTATCAATAATGCTATTAAGAACGGCTACAATAATGTCGGTTGTAATGGTTGGGATTGGATAAGAGAAAACATTAAAGAATTGGATTATATTTTTCAATCCGAAGAATATAAATTACAAGACGGAATGAAATTTAAGTGTATGCCGATTTTAAGAGGAGATGATGAATTGTCAGAATTGGAAATTAGAGTTTTAGAAACAGCGTGGTATTTGAATAATCAAAGAGTTAGAGAACAAAAGGAAAAAGAACAATTAGCTAAACTGGCGGAGATGGGTTTTTCAAGAATTGAAAGCGATAAAAAATATGACGGCAAAAAGGTTGAATTTATAAAAGACACTTCCGGTGATATTTTTGGCGGGTGGCAAAAAAGTGTCGGAAAATTAAAATGGTCGCCTACGGACAAAAAATTGATGACGATGAAATCTAAATACAGACGGCGAGGATACTGGATTGATGGCAGTGTCTATATTAAATTTTTATGAAAACTAAACCATACAAAGTCGGTGAGTGTCTATCAGTAGCTAAAGGAAAACTAACTCTAAAGCAATCGCAGAAGTTAGAAATAATAAACGAAATAGAAACTAATATCGCAAATAAGATGTTTAACTTCAAAAACGGCACAATGACTAAACTTGAAAAGCAAGTAATGTTTGAGCTTATTGGTTTTCTAAATATGATACATTATTCAAAAATGCCGTTTGAAGAAATAAAAAAGCATTTAGATAAAAGTAATTTACTTTTTATGTAAGGTTGGGGATAAGTCAAAATCACTTAGCTAAAATAAGCCAAATTATAGACACCATTTAACACTTTACACATATATTTATATGTTATACAATTATAATATAATAAATAAAACAAAACCATATGGAAAACCCAACACCAGAACAATTAGCTAAATGGCATGCTCACAAATCCAATAAAGAAGAGTGGATAGAAGAGCAAGAGAGTTTAGAAGAAGAATAATAAAATAAAATAATATGAATATTTTTAAACAAGCAGAAAAACTTAAATGGGCAATGGCACTGCCATACAGGGAAAGCATTATGCTATCAGAGGTAGTAGATGAGCCAAGAGGTAGCGACTACTCCAAAGAGTATTTAGAAAGATCAATAGAAAGTTTTAAAACCTACGATGAAGAGATGAGCTGGGCAGAACAGCACGGAGCATATCAAGACAGTAATGGTGAGTGGGTAGTATAAATAAAATAAAAATATATGAGAGAAATAAAATTTAGAGTTTGGTATCCCTATGGTGATGGGGGAGAAATGGTAAATGATATTTGGATAGATTTAGAAAGGTGTGCAGTTATGGCTGATAATGATGATTTATGCGAAAGAGAAGGACATAGTGGGGCAATCTTAATGCAATACACAGGACTTAAAGACAAAAACGGCAAGGAGATTTATGAGGGGGATATTATGGCAGTCAAAGGTATTGACGATGACCAAGAATATTATTATGAAGTTTATCAAAACAAACAAGGAACCTGGATGGCGTGTAATGAATTATATTTTGATTTAAAAGATAAAATTTTTGAAAGGTATTTTGTTTATGGTAATAAATTTAAAAACCCAGAACTAATAAAATAAAATATATGAAATGTATCCTATGCGGTGAAGAAATCACCGAAGAAAGCGACAACCCAAACAGATGTCTTGATTGTTACGAAGAGTGGGGTGATGATTACCCTGATAGATAAATAAAATAAAAATAATAATAAATAAAACAAAATTATGAACCCAAACGAAAAAACATTTGATCAATTAAATGATAAAGAATTGCTTGATTTAACAGAAGAGCAAATTGAGTTTTATATTAAACTCAAAAAAGCAGAAACTGGAATTAGGATTATTAAATGTCCAGAAATTCCAGAATATAGAGAAATACCAAAACCAGATTTGACTGTTTATGGAGCATTCGGATTTTATTTTGATAATCTAGAAACAGCAGAAGAAATTGTAAAACTTGTTAATAGTAAATCTCCATTGGCATTAAATGTAAATTATAATTACAATTATGGAAGTGATAAAAAGTATGCTAAACCCTTTGAGGGTAGTTTAACAGAGGTAGATGTTAAACAAGTATATTCTGAAGAAGTTTATAACTCTATTACTAATATTTTATCTTCAAATAAAAAAATTGAAGATGCATATAATAAATTAAAAGAAGAGTATGATGAGCAGAATGAAAAATCACAAGAGATAGTAGATAATATTTATTCTAAAATAGCAGAAGCAAAGGAAAGAAAAGAATTATATGAAGATTATGTTATAAGAATTAAGGATTATTTAAGATTGTCTAATGGTGATATAACCATAGCTTGGAATTTCTTTAATAAAGCATACGAAATTGAGCCATCAATTAAAAATAGAATAATTGAGAGTGATGAGTATATAAACGAAGTTAATAGTTATAAAAACTAAATATATGAAAAAATACCAAACTGGCTGGAAACAACCAACACTACACCACTACTGGGCTTGGTCAATAATAGTAGTCCCAGTAATAATGGCACTAATTAACACAATAATCTACTACTAAAATGAAAAATGCTTTATTAAAACTAAAAAAGGCAAGAGCAGAAATTAAAAACTCAAACATTAAAAAATCTGGTAGAAACAATTACTCAAAGTTTGACTATTTCACCCCCGAACAGGTGGAGCAGTTAGTAGATAATGCTTGTGAAAAAACTAACACTATTGTCTTATGTAATTTAAAGGCAGACGAACACGGCTTATTTCAAACACTTACTTTCATAGACTTAGACAGTAGCGAAGAAATTTACTTTGAGATGAGAACTAAGCACGGCTCAATCAAAGCCACTAACGAAACCCAACAAATGGGTGGAACAGATACCTATTCTGAAAGATATATCAAGATGAAAGTATTCCAAATTAAAGACAATAACCTAGATTTTGATAGTCAAGACGGAAAAAAAATTGAAAAGAAAAAAGTATTTGGTGGTAGAAAGCCAGAAGTAAAGACAATACCAAATTTTGGCGATGAACCTTTTGACGGAAGTAAAACAGTAGAAGAACAAACAAAGGTAACTAATAAAACTATAAATTTTTAAAATGAACAAACAAATTTTTGTAAGATATGCTCAAATCAAAAATGAGATGAAAGCACTCAAACAAGAAGAAGACGAGCTAAACAAACAAGTATTAGACGAACTTGAAAAAGAGGGGATAGTAAAAGCAGAGTCAGACTTCGGAACTTTCTCGGTGGTAGAAAAAAAAACATATAAGTTTGATGATGAGTTGCAAGAAAAAATAAATAAAATGAAAAATCAGATTAAACTTAATGAAAATTTAGCCATACAAGACGGACTAGCAGAAGAAACAATAACTAAATCATTAAGATACACCAATGCCAAAAATTAAAATTTTACAAATCTCACAAACAACACAAAAAAAAGATGGCTCACCAATAGCCAATAATAAAGCTAAGGTTGGAATTAAAACAAACGACAAAGACGGAAACGATGTCTGGATAAATGGTTTTGTCCCAGTAGGAAGTGTGAATTGGAAAGAAGGAGATACTGTTGAACTAGAAGTTTACAATGATGAACAATGGGGGTTGCAGTTTAAAACACCAGAAGGATTAGAGCCAGTTGATAGAATTGGAGAGCTTGAAAAACGAGTTTTAAGGCTTGAACAAATGTTAAATGGTAAAGATGCCACAGAAGACAAAGAAAACCCGTCAGAAGCCAAAAATGAGCTTACAGAGCAAGATAAACAGAAAGTATTAGACTCAATACCATTCTAATATGGCTAAAAAAATATCCTATTACAGAAATAAAGCGGATAAGGCAATGCAACAATTTCTAACCGCAAAAAATCCTCGTTGCGAGGTATGCGGTCAAGATACAAGTTGTATGCACCACTTCTTTACTAAGTCCAGTTCTTCTTTTCTTCGGTATGATGAGCGAAATCTAATTCCCTTGTGTAATCGGTGTCATTTTAGACATCATAATACAAGCGACCCAAACATTCACGCCACTATTATCGAGAAAAGAGGTCTGGACTGGTATAGAAAACTAAAAGGTGATAGCCACAATATCCAAAAAGCTAGTATAGGATACTATAAATCAATAATAGATAAATATGAAAATTAAAATTAAAATATTTAATATTATTATAAGATTTGAAATATACAAAGAAATAAATATAAACAAATAATATGTTCCAAGTTCCAAGTAATATAGAGTCAATAAGAACCCTAAAAGATAACACCGTTAGACTTACTGTTGATTGTCAAGAAATAGCACCGATTGAAATGGCAGAAGTATTTACCCTTAAAGGAAGACTAGGCTGGTTTATATTTAGTGAAAACACAATAGAACAATCTGACATACCAAAAGAAAACGCACCAGAGTTTAAAAACGATAAAAGCCCTAGTAAAAGATTAAGAGATACACTTTATGTTTATTGGGATAAATGCACCGATAAGAGTATTGATTTTAATTCCTACTGGGAAAAATGGACAAACAAAAAAGTAGAAGAAATTAAAAACAAATTACCCTAGTTATTTTTAAAGGGGGATTAACAAGTTATAAGTAAACTTCAATCTGGATTATTCTGGATTGATAGTTGAAAATAAAAATTTAATCCTCGCTTAAAGATAAATAATAAAAATTATGAAAAAAAATAATAAAATATATGTAAATTGGGGTAAAAAAGATGAAAGTGGTGATAGAGATAAGTGTGATACAAGATTAGATGAAGCAGAAAAAATGGTAAATTATATTAGTAATATAATACCAAAAGAAAGCAAAATATGGTGTCCTTTTGATACTGATCAAAGCAATATAGTTATAGCATTAAAAAATAATGGATATAAAAATATTATAAATACTCACATAGACAGTGGAGATGATTTTTTTGAAACAGAAATTGATTGCGATTATATAATTAGCAACCAACCGTTTCAGAATAGAACTCCAATTTTCAAGAGACTTTATTCTTTTAATAAACCTTTTATAATGCTCCAACCCACACAAGCTTTTAATAATAACTCTTATATTAGATGGTTAATTGAATTTAATAAAGATACTGGTTTTTTATATCCAAATAATAGAATGGGTTTTATTGTAAATAGGATAGAAAAAGACAAAACAACAGCTTTTTATCCATTTTGGCATTGTTATAAAATAAAAGGAGTAAATGGATTTATGTCTTTAATATAAATAAATTAAACTATGAAATACAAAGATAAAAGTCTGATGATACCCTTAAACGAAAGGACACCAGCTTGGATAAGAACAACCTATCACAAGATATTAAAGAGAATGTCTTATAAGCAAAACAAACCAATAGCTTATTTTATAGATGAGGCTATTGGTGAGTGGTTAAGAAATAATTATAAATAATATATAAGTATGTCAGCAGATAACGCTATTTTACTTGCTCATTTCCCAGACGGATATAGGGTTGTAGAGGCTCAGGCAATAGAGAACATTGATTACTACCCCAAAGGGAGCAAGGAGTATAAAGAAACATTAAGGGATTATTTCGGTAACTCTAAGGTATTTAAAACCAAAGAAGAAGCTGAACAAGAAGTTAAAAGAATGGAAAAAGACATATATATTTTAGAATATGGCGTTATAGATATAGGTGAGAGAGAATTTTAAATAAATAACATAAAACTATGACAAAACTAATTTGGATATTATGCTGGATAACATCTATAATAATAACTTGGTATGCTGTCTATGTATGGCATAGTATAGAAATGTTTAGAGGCTGTGAGGTTACTCATCAATTAAACAATGTTGAGAATGTTTTAATAAAGTAAATAATTAACCCTCCAGAAGAGCTGGATAATAAATAATATGCTAACTTATAAAGTAAATGTAAGAATACCAAAACGAAACACTAACTACACACTACTATTAGTTATAATTCTAATAACACTTATCGGCTTTATCTATAATTTATTTAAATAAATAATATGTGGGAAGAACAATTTGAAGATAAATTTTCATCTTTAAAAAATTGGATAGAAAAAAGAGGATTAGTTGGAACTAAACAAGCATTAAAAGACTTCATCACCAAAACCATAGAACAAGAGAAGATTAAACTATTAGATGAATTTATATCTGGACATAGATGTCATAGTTGCGGTAAAAGATGTGAATGTGAAAATGGCGATTGATCAAACTGTTCACGCCTTTGTGAAACAATTGATAACATACTATGAAAATACTTTCACTGTTTGACGGCATTTCAAGATTATGATATACTGTCAATATGAATGAAATATATCTTATTACAAATAACATAAATGGGAAATTATATGTTGGGCAGACATCAACCAATTATAGAAAAAGATGGCTTAAACATATAAACAGTGCATATAATTCTCCATTAAAGGGATGTGTTTTATTATATAGGGCAATTAGAAAATATAGAAAAGACAATTTTACGATTAGTTTATTGGAAAAAACAAATAAGAAAGATACGAATAGTAGGGAATTTTTTTGGATTAAAACCCTAAAAACACAGGATAGAAAAAATGGATACAATTTAACAAGTGGCGGAGATTATTTTACAATGTCAAAATCTTGTCGTAAGAAGTTATCAAATAAATTAAAAGGGAGAAAAATAACTTGGAAAGACAAAACAAGGGTAGGAATGAAAAAAAGATGGGAAGACCCCGAATATAGAGAGAAAATGATTAAAGCACATACAGGAAAAAGAGGATTGAAATATAAAAAACATAAAAAACCTTTGCGGTTGGAATTACCAATATCAGAAATAAATGAACTGTATGAAAACGGTTGGACAATTTATAAATTGACCAAGAAGTATAATGCTTCTTATGGTTCAATAAAAAGAAGATTATGCAAAAGATAAAAATTCTCAGTCTCTTCGATGGAATTTCAATAGCACAGCAAGCCTTCAAGGAATTGGGGTATGAAGTGGAGTATTACGCTTCTGAAATTGATAAAAACGCTATTCAAATTACGCAAAAAAATCATCCCAATACAGAGCAATTAGGAGATATAAAAAACATTGATTGCACTGGCGGAAAATTGCATTACGGAAAAGGAAAGTTAGCTGAAACTGATATTTATTTTCTTATAGGCGGAAGTCCGTGCCAAGATTTATCTATTGCTAAAAAGAACAGAGAAGGACTGGACGGAAAGAGAAGCGGTTTATTTTGGGAGTATGTTCGTATCTTAAAAGAATTAAAACCTAAATACTTTATATTGGAAAATGTTGCGAGTATGTCAAAAGAGGCAAAGCAGATAATTACGGAAACACTTTATAACATAGAGCCGATTATGATTGACGCTTCTTTATTTTCTGCACAACAGAGAAAAAGATTATTTTGGATTGGAAAATTGGCAGACAAAAGACATATTGGTCATTGGGATAGTGCTGATTATGTAGAAGTGGACATATTGCAACCGACAGATAAAAAAATATACCTAAAAGATATTATAGAAAGTGGTGAGGCGGTTGCTAGATATTAGATAAAAAAGATGAAAGCACTAAAAAAACTTGACTTTTTTTTATAATGGGTGTATAATTAATTATATGAATTATGCTTGTCTCAAATTTACTCTCAATTTTGATAACTATTGAAGGCGTCTAATATACGCTATCTTTTTGGTGGTTTATTTTTGTAAGCATTAGAATGTTTGCTTTAAGCCTTTAAGATATAAGTCCTAGACAAAATTAAAAATGGGTTACATTTTATCTTAAAGGCTTAAATAAAAATTATGTTTAATAAAATACAAAAGCACAAAGAAAAGAACGACCCACTTATTAAAGCTCAGAAAGAATTTGAAAAGATAAGCAAACAAGTCTATCCCTCTGATGAATTAAGAGATAAGATACACGACCTCCGGGCAGAATATAACAAAATAACCAACGAATTAAAGGATAGTTTTAATAAAAGGATATACGACTTAACTATCGTGGGTATTAATAAAGAAATAGACCTTCTTAAAACAGAACTTAAAAAATAACAACCTAAAAATGGAACAAGAAACACAAGAGAAAAACAAAAGACCTATTGCTTTTGATATCAGAGAAATAGAAAACGGCTTTGTCTGTAAAGTCATAGAAGTAATTGATGACGCTGGTAAAAGCGAAATAAAAGAACTATTCGCTAATAATCGTGAAGAATTACAGGAAATTATTAAGAACGGGTTAAGTAATATACTAGATAAGAGAGATGAAATTGCGTAAAGGTAAATTAAAAAAAAAATTATAAGTAGCAAAGAAGAAAAGTTTTGCCAGTTTTATGCTGATTTAAGTGGCGAACATTGCGGTAATGGAGTAGAAAGTTATCTAGAAGCATATAAAGAACAGGGCAAGAAATTAACATATAACTCGGCAAAATCAAACGCTTACAGGTTGCTGACAAAACCAATTATCTGTGAGAGGATAAATGAGATACTAGAAGCTGGAGGATTTAATGATGAGAATGTAGATAAGCAACACAGTTTTTTACTCAATCAATTTGCTGATTTAAAGTCTAAACTGGGAGCAATAAAAGAATATAACCAACTTAAAGGCAGAATAATAAACAAAACAGATATAACTAGCGGTGGAAAACCAATACCAATATTAGGAAATGGCTTATTCAATAACAACAGCAACAAAGAGGGTAGCGACACTCAAGAAGAGGATTAGAGCAGTAGCTGGTGGAACTAGTGCTTCAAAGACTATTAGTATATTGTTATGGTTGATACAACTAGCCCAGACTGATGAGAAAGGAACATTAACAAGCATAGTGTCAGAGAGTATTCCTCACCTTAAAAGGGGAGCTATTACCGATTTCAAGAATATAATGCAAGAGCATAAATACTGGAAAGACAGCAACTGGAACGCAACTGATATGGTTTATAAGTTTGAAACTGGCAGTAGAATAGAGTTTTTTAGTGCTGATAATGGCGATAAGCTAAGAGGAGCAAGAAGAGATAGACTATTTATCAACGAAGCCAACAATGTTACCTTTGACGCTTTCACTCAATTAGAGGTTAGAACTAAGGAATTTGTTTATCTTGACTGGAACCCGACTAATGAATTTTGGTTTTATACTGATGTTATTAAAGGCGACAATGTTGAGTTTATTACCTTAACTTATTTGGATAACGAGGCTTTAGACCAAAGAATTATAGAGTCTATTGAGTCTAGACGAAACAATAAGGGCTGGTGGAAAGTATACGGGCTAGGACAATTAGGCGAGGTAGAGGGTAAAATATACCGAGATTGGCAGATAATTGATGAAATACCACACGAAGCAAGACTTGAGAGATACGGGTTAGACTTTGGATATAGCAATGATCCAACAGCCATAGTAGCTATTTACTATTACAATGGAGGGTATATCCTTGATGAGATATGTTATCAGAAAGGGCTAAGCAACAAGCAGATAGCTGATATAATGCTCAACATTGATAAAAAGGTTATAATTGCTGATAGTGCTGAACCAAAGAGCATAGATGAGATAAGAGCTTATGGGCTAACTATACTACCAGCCAATAAAGGCAAGGATAGTGTTAATCAAGGCATACAGCTTGTTCAAGACCAAAGAATATCAATAACTAAGCGAAGCGTTAACATAATTAAGGAATATAGGAACTATCTGTGGGAAACAGACAAAGAGGGTAAAATACTAAATATACCCATTTCTATATTCAATCACACTTTAGACGCCATAAGATACGCCCTACAATCGCTTATAAAGCCCTTAAATAGTAAAGATGAACCTATACTAGCCGACTGGCAACCCATTTCAGAATACGAGGGCAGACCAATAGACAATAGAGAAACTGGCATACATATAGTTTAACAACCTGAGCTTATAAATAAGCTCACCAATGGACAAAGATAAATTAGCTTTAACGGCAAAGAAGCAATCGGAGATTTGTATAAATTTTAAACAGCCAAGACTTAATGATATTAAGAAGTCTTTGGATTTATACGCTAATGTAGTAACTAAAACCCTTCCGGGTCGTTTTAACATCCCCATACCAGTTATGGGTGGTTTTGTTGATACCTTAAAAAGCAAAATAGATGACAAACCTAAGATAGTATTTAGTGAGAACGATGAAACAGACTACAAGAGAGTAGCCAAAGCTAACGGTATGTTGACTTATGATAGCTCAGATATTGTTGGTAAATGGGCATTAAAAGACAGAGCCGCTAAAATATCCGCTATATTTAGTGGACGAGGAGTTTATAAATACTTTGCTGAAAGCGACCCTAAATACAATTCTAATTTAGAAGTTATAGACCTATTTGATTTTATCTTTGAGCCACAAGGTGGTGGGGACTTGGATAACCATATGTTTACAGGGCAGATGAATATCTTTAAGACTAAGAACGAGCTTATTGAGGGAGCAAAGAGTAAGTATTACGATACTACCCAAGTAATGAAGATGATATCGGCTAGAAGCAATAAAGACCAAAAGGAATACGATGATGAGAACAGCAACAAGAAAGGCAGATATTCTATCTACGGACTAGACCCTGATATAAACAATTATGTCGGTGAAGAAGTCTTTTCTTTAACTGAGATGTATACCAACTATCAAGGTAAGAAATATCAAATCGTTTTTGATTATACGACTGGTATTTGGGTTAGAATAAAAGAAATTAGCGAAGTATTTAAGAGCAAAAGACAACCATATACTTCTTGGGCGACCCACGAGGACTATTTCCAATTCCTATCTAAAGCCCCCGTTGATGATATTAGACTTATTGCCGAAGCGATTAAAATTATATTTAACCAGAGTTTAGACAATATCCAAAAGAGAAACTGGAATATGAGAGCTTATGACGCTGATATATTCCCAGACCCTAGTCAATTGCAGTGGAGACCAGACGGACTTATTAAAGCCAATAACCTTGCTGGTAAGAATATTCAAAACGGTATTTATACCTTTGAAACACCAGACAATACCAATATTACTGTCAATATGATTGATTTCTTAGATGGATATATTGGTAAAGCAACAGGTATTACTCCTGCGGCTAAAGGTGCAGCCGATGAAGACAGCAAAGTCGGTATATATTATGGCAACCTCCAACAAGTAGCTGATAGGCTAGGACTTTATAATAAGAGTTACACCGAAGTTTATAATCAGTTAGGCGTTAGATATTTAGAGGGACTAGACGAACACTTAACCGAGGATATCTCAATTAAGGTTCAAGGTATTAGAGGCACAGAGTGGGAAGAGGTTAAGAGGACAGATTTCAAGTTTATGCGTATGCCTGATGTATCAGTTGAAAGCTCATCTACCGAAGCCCAGATTGATGAAGCACTAAACCAAAGAAGAACCAACTCATTATCCTTAGTTGCTGGAAACCCTACCTTAATGGCAAGTGTTAACCAAAATTGGCTAGTAAGAGAACTATTAAAGCAAGGAGAGTTTACTGACGAACAAATAAGAGTAGCCACTGACAAGATGACTGACGGCAATGTTGAAATACTATCAGAAGCGGCACAATCAATTAAAGATATAATTGAGGGTAAGAGTCCAAAGATAAACCGAGGAGCAACTACTGGCTTTGTTCAAAAGATACTAGACTATGAAACTGACCACGAGTTAGATTTGAAAATAGCCCAGAAACTAAGGGATTACGCTTCGGCTCATATCCAAATAGCTATGAGGAATATGTTAAAGAAAAACCAACAAATGGCAGAAATGGGACAACAAGTAAATATCCCACAGCAAGAAGCACCACAAGGCACACCACAAGGCACAGCTAGTCGGAGTGCTGATATAAGTCAAATGATGCAAGGCGTATGAGTATATACCAAAAAATAGAAGAATTAAAAAAGGAGTATAGCAGTGAAGCAGATATAGCCGTGATAGACGGCTGGCAAAGGGAATTGATGGAATTAGCCCCTCAAATAGAGTTAGCTAAGGTTAAACCCATCTCTGACCTATTAAATCGCTATATGGGCAAAATTAGGGCTAATAAAGAGCGTCTAACAACAGAAACAACCATTGATGATAGAGAAAGAATACAGATGTTAGCAGAAATTAAAGTCTATAACGAATTACTTAATTACTTTTTATCGGCTAAAAACTATGCCAAATATATAGTTAAAAATATAGAAGAAGCAAAATAATATGAGATACATAAAACAATTTAAAGAAAACATAAAAGATATTAAGGGAGGAGTATTACAGGATATAGCAAAAACTGGTATAAAAATTGCTAAAAATAAAATAAATCAGAATAAGAATGAAAGAATACTAACTACTAGATACAGTGAGCCATTAAAACATTATTCAACATTAATGGGTAGAGTTAATTATGATAAAGCTATGGGTGAAGTTAAACGATATGTAAAATCAGGTGACTATAATGGAGCTAATAATTATGTTAATGACCAAATTAATAAAATAAATAAAGAAATATCCAACTAAATAATAATATAAAAATTATGGCAAGAACAAAAACAGTGGTTGAAGAACCACAAGGGGTTGAAGAAACCAAAAAAGGCGTTTATGTTGTTGTAGATGAGTTAGGGAATGAAAGAAGAATATTCTCTGATAAAGTCCACGGCAAAGAAGCCAAAGACTTAGCTGATAGTTTTGCTAAAAAGTTTAAACTAAAAGTTAAATAGTCGTTGTTTTATGGCGACTATCCTGTCAATTAAGGCTTTCAGGTTGTCCTTATTTGGCAGAAATGTCGCCGTAAGACCAAGACAGTCAAGTCTTGTAAAACAAATCGTTAGCGTTGATCACGCATATTTAAATCACAGTTAGACAACTTAAAACTATGGACACAGAATTAAACCCAGACTTGGAGGCAGAATTAAGAGCAGAAGACGAAAAGCTATCCAAAGAATTAAAGGGTGAAAGTGAACTACCTGAGGAGGTAAAAAATACCGAAGAAGAACCCGAGGCGAAAGCTGATGAAGGTAAAGAGGAAGAACCTGAACAAAAACCTGAAGAAAAATCTGATGAGGAAGACGAAGAAAATCGTGTTCCAAAAGTGCCTTACAGGAAATACAAAGCTGAAAAGGAAAAACGCCAAAACTTAGAAAGTGAAATCAGCTCATTAAGAGAGGACATAAAAGCTATTAAAGAAAGCTCTATGTCTAACTCTGACAAAAAAGATGAGCTTGAAGAACTGGCTGAGGAGTATGGAGTTGACCCAACATTTGCCAAGAAGCTCGCAGATAACATTACTTCTAAGACTAAATCGCCTATAAGCGAGGAAGAATTAAAAGAATGGCGAGAAGACAGGGAAATGAAAGCTCAAGACAATGAATTTAACAATGAGTTTGACGAATTGTTAGAAGTAGAACCAGAAGCTAAAAACCATAAAGAAGCCTTAAAAAAGCTAGCATTTAGCAAGTATGGGTCTGATAACTTCAAATCACTTTTCTATATTTTTGGGAAAGAGATTAAACCAAATTTAGGGAATAAGAAGACAGCAGAAACTACCTCTAATAAGAAAACAGACAACACGGTTATAGACTATAAAACTATGACCGAGGAGGAAGCCTTAAAACTTCCAGCTGATAAATTCTTAGAATGGGCTGATTATCAGAAATAGACTGTAAAGGCATAATATTAAATAAATAATAATATTATGGCTAATAGTTATTCAGGTGGATATGGTCAATTTTGGGCAAAAATGGCACAAGCCTTATTGCTTAAAGTGGCTATCTTCCCAAAGATTGCTAGACGGAAAGAAGAAGAGGGACATCTAAAGTTAGGTTACCGAGTTCACTTTCCTTATGGCTCAAAGGCTGCAGTTAGAAGCGTAGCTTCAACGGGTGCGGTTGGTCGTGGTGATACTACCATTACTGATGAATATATTGATATTGATCAGTGGAAAGCTATCACTCGTTTCATTGACAACAGAACACTTATCCAAGGTTCGTTTGATGTTAAAAATGAATTAGCAAGAATTGATGCTACTCAAATGGCTAATTACATTGATGGTAAAGTATTGGGTGAAGTTATCAATGTGCCGTCTGCTAATGTAGTGGACGCAGGTTCAGTTGGTGGTTCAGCTGGAACTCCAATTTCTTTAGATACAGGTAATGTCTGGAAAGTTATTACCGCAGTTGGTGAGAAGTTGAATGCTCAAAGTGCTGATACTTCAAGACGATTTGGTGCGTTATCTCCAAACTTTATCAATATCCTAGACCAATATAGAGGCGGTAAAGAGTCCGGACTAGGTGATAAGGTTACAGAAAACGGTTTCTTGAGGAATTTGTATGGTATGGAGATGTATATGACCAACAATTCTTTGTTTGAAACTCGTATTAACTTCGGAACTACCAATGCTTCTGATGGTGATACTTTCACAATTAACGGAATTACCTTTACCTTAGAAACTACTACTGCTACCGCTGGTGGTATTCAAATTGGTGCTTCAGTGGCGGCGACTTGCGATAACATTGTTACCGCCCTAGACGCTCCATTTACTTCAGTTGCTGATGTTTATACTACTTTGTCTGATACCGAAGCTACTCGTTTAGCTTTAGAAGGTCTAGACGCTGTTGATGGCACTACTTATGTAACTGTTTATATGTATGGTGGTTCTGATATTGCAGTCAGTGAAACTTTTGCTTCTGCTAATATCACTCTATCAAAACAGGTTCAGCATTTAGTATTTGGTGTTAAAGATAAGATTTCTTTGGCTATTCAAAAGACTCCAAATGGTTATGATAAAGACCGAAGTGGTGATAGTTATATCTATCTTGGTAAGGATATTATCGTAGAAACTTTATATGGAACTAAATTGTTCACCGAACTAGCGAAAGAAGTTGTTGATGTTCAGATTGATGTTTCTTAATAACTAACCCAAAAAAGCTATGAGAAAGCAAAAAACAAACAACTTATCTCTCTGGCTAGCTATTATCGGCGTTGCTGTTTTAGCGGTTGGTTCAGTTAGTTTCGCTGGTGGTCTAGGTGAGAAGGTAATTAATATCTATGGTAATTATATTGAAGCTTCAAGTGATGCTACCTTAGGTGGTGTTAATTTTGAAGATGAGATATTTACTCAAGATGTTCAGATTGATGGAGCATTAACCCTTACTGGAGCATTAACCACTACTGGTGATACCAACCTTGATATACTAACTACTGGCAATGGAACTTATATTTCCACTACCACAGATGCTACAACCTATACCTTAGTTCAAGCTGATATTGAGGATTATAGTTATCTTAATTTAGACTTTACAGCAGGTGGTGCTATTACACATACTCTACCAGCTACAAGCACAATGATGACTTTACTCCCAGAAATAGGAAGTAAGCGAGAGTGGATTATTCATAACGCTTCTACAACAGCAGTTATGACTATCGCCGCAGGAGCAGGTATGAACTTATTGGGTATTGATACCAATGTTGATACTATTGCAGCCGACGGATGGGCTAGTCTAGAGTGTATGCAAATCGTTTATTCAAACAATGAGAACATCGCTTGTATGATGGAAGAATATTTAGTCGCTGATTAGTTGTTTTTACTTGTCCATCATAATTGGTGGACAAGATTAAGACAGTTAAACAAAAAGATAATTAACTTAAAATATCTATGAAAAAATCAATTATTGCCGTTCTATCAACTATTATAGTTTTGTTAAGTGGTGGAGTGGCTGTTGAAAAATTAGGTTTTAGTGAATTTAATGATTTACAAAACCCAGTTATAACATCAACAAGCACTGGTTCTTTTGCGACAAATGTTCCAGTAAAAGTATTGGACAATAAAACTGGTAGAAGATATGCCAGAATTATCAATGATGACGATACAAGTGATGTATATTTGTATATCACTAACGATGCTTTGTGTCATAATTTTGCTGAATTAGCAAGTGGTTGTGATGCTTCTGCTACTTCTACTATTACAGAATTAACAGGTATTAGATTAGAAAATGAAGGTGGTTATTATGATATAACACCAGACAATCAGTTTACTGGTGAAGTTTGGGCTACATCATCAGCATCAAGTGTAAAAATAATTACAATAGAGAGATAAAATGTTTTTTCAACCTTATAGGAATTATTTTGCCACTAGACAGATATACAACGAAAGAGATTTCGGTCAAAAGTATGTCAAAGTTTGGATTAGAGACGCCGATACAGACGAGGCTTTAGTTGATGGTGAGGAAATGACAGAAAGCACTGATGATAAAGGCAGGTTTAAATATACCTATAAACTTCCTGGCGACCCAACAGGTAACGGCAGACAACTTAGAATTATTACAGTTGTTTATACCGATAGCGGATACACTGAAAGGGATTTGAATTATCAAGTTGAAGAAACTAATATCGTGGTTAGGGATATGTTTGTTTTAGGTGGAGGTGGTGGCGGAGGTTCTGATATTGACTATAAAAAAATAAAAGAAATAGTTAAAGAAATAGTTAAAAAGGAAATATCAGATATAAAGCCTTGTGAGAAAACAGACCTATCACCTATCAAGAAAGAATTAAAAACCTCTCAAAAGTCAATTTTAGACCAAATAAAGGGTATTATTCCAAAGATAAGTGATGTTAATGATAGGATTTCTAATATAAATATACCAAAAACAGACCTATCTGGTGTTAATGAAAACATAAGTAAACTATCAGAACAGATAGATGAAACAAATATAATAGTAGATGAAAAGATAGGAAACATAAAAATACCAAAACAAAAAGATATAACAATGGTTTTAGCTACATTGATTATGTTAAAGAGAGAGTTAGTCCTTGAAAAATTAGAGGGTGTTGTTTCTAAAAATGACATATCAGATTTAAAGAATATGATTTCAGATTTAGAAAATAAGTCTGATGTTAAAACAGCAAAAAACAAAGACGAAATAATAAAGGCTATAAAAAATACAGATATAAAAGATAAGTTAGAAAAGTCTGTATTAGATATTTTAGAAACATTAGATAATATAGAGGATAAATTATGAGTAAGTTAAGTTACAAAATAATTATATTGTTTTTACTTATTATTGGATTTGGCTCTTTTGTTTCTGCTCAAACAATAAGTGGAACTCCAAAATGGCAATGGATTACAGGAAATTATATAGAGCCAATTAAAAGTGGCTCTGACTATGCCGTCCCATCATCTACTGAATATTGTCTTGGTGGAAGTTGTATAACAGAATGGAGCTCAGGCGGAGTATCATACTTTTCTAGCTTATCAGATGTAAACTTAACCTCAACCTCAACAGGAGATACAATATACTTTGATGGTTCTGACTGGGTCAATCTTGGTATTGGCACAGCAGGACAAGTATTGAAAGTAAGCGCTGGATTACCGTCTTGGGGAACTGATTTACAAGGAGCAGGTGGTTCTGGTGTATGGGCTACAACAACAGATAGTCTAGCTATTTATCCCTCTGACACTTCTTATACCGTGTTAGTTGGTAACAATGCTACTACTACACTAGGCAATATTCTTGAAGTAACAGGCAATTCTTATTTTAATGGAAATGCCACTACCACAGGACAACATTATGTCGGCTGGCTTAAATTACCAACAACAACAGCTCCGACTTACGCTCCCGGACTTTTATTTTATGAAGAATACGGCTCAAATAGCGGTTTGTCTTTTTATAACAGCGAACCAGATACTATTTTAAACATCGGAAAAGAGCTTTGGAAAGATGTCAGAAACTGTAATACAGGAGATACGATTTTAGACGGCACAGCGGTTTATTTAACTGGAACAGTTGTCAATCAAAGACCTTGTATTGAGCCAGCAAGTGCTGATACAGAATTAAAAGCTACTGTTGTCGGTGTTACTACTCACGACATAGAAAACAACACAGATGGCGTAATTACTAAATATGGCGTATTAAACGAAATAGATACTTCTGGATTAACGGACGGGTATATTCTGTATCTTGCTACCTCAACAGACGGATCTTTGAACGATTATAGGAATATGACTATAACTAAACCAGTAGCCCCTTATTATAGTGTTAGAATTGGTGAAGTTGATTACTCTCATACTACGCTAGGAAAAATTGAAGTTGACCCTAGCTTCCCTCACGATTTAAACGACAATCAAGATGTTAAAACAAGCTCAAATGCCGATAATGATTTATTCGCTTGGGATAATACTCAGGGCTTTTGGAAAAACGTCAGCAGTATAGTTGTAAACGCTATTACAGCGACAACTGGTAACTTCACTAATATTGAAGTTTCTAGCGTAGCTACTACCACTAAACTATGTTTTACTAATGGTGAATGTATGACAGAGCCTTCACCTATTGGAGCTCAAGTTACTTTCTATCCTCATAATACAAATTCTGATGTCGCTACTTACGAGGATATGTTTACTTATCCAGACGGAGCAACACCGATTGACGAGTCTTGTTCAGCTATTTCAAGCACAGATGAAGGGTATTGTTTAATAGATACTTATATCTCAACATCAACTGATATTTCAATTACTAACTACCCAGCAGGTAATACTAAGATATTTGTTAATTCTTATGTTAGCTCGGCAGCAGGTGACTCTCGTGTTGTTTTAAAGGGCTATAAACGAGATATTTTGGGAACTGAAACCTTACTTGGAACAGCCACAACAACAGAAATAAACAATCTAACTGTTGAAGAAGTTGTTACTACATTTACAGGAAGCGAGGATTTTCCATTTAACTCAGACGGAACAGATAGATTAGTAATGAAAGTTTATGGTTGGACAGACTCATCCGCCGCTAGAGATATTCACTGGACATACAAGAATACTGGCAACTACTCACATATGGAAACCCCGATTACTTTATCGGATACAACCTATGCCAAATCTAACAGAGATGAAACAATTACAGGAACTTGGACTTTTTCATCTTTACCAATACTAAGCACATTGACTGGTTGGCTTAGAGCTGATAGTGGAATAATAACAGCATCAACTTCTCCATATTTTTCAACTCTTAATATTGGCAGTGCTACCTCAACATCTTTCTATACCTCACTACTAGGATTAAACAGTGAATACTTCTCAGACTTAACAGGCACTAACCTAGAAAATAGTAGTGGTGTTTTAAGTGTTATTGATAGTCCAGTTTTTTCTGGTGATTTAACAGTAACTGGATATGGGCAATTTAATAATGTAACAACTACTGATAGCCTTTATGTTGGAGGTAATGCAGATATTGTCGGTAATTTAACTGTTACAGGCAATGTAACTGGTGCCAACTTAAATATTACAAATTGGGACACAGCTTATGGTTGGGGTGATCATAGCTTATCAGGATATCTAACTGACCTAAACGACCAAACACTCGGCTCAATCGGAGATATATCTACTTCTAGCTTATCTTATGGTTCAATGCTTGTATGGGACACTAGTAACTGGATGTCATCAACAACTTTACCTTTCTTTGATGTTCTATGGGATAATAAATATATAGCTACCTCAACTAAAAGCGGGGACTTCACTTTCTCAGATAATTTAAATATAACAGGAAATGCCACTACAACTGGTAACTTTGTTATTGGTGCAGATGATACAGGCAAAAAGGGTTGTATGGGAATACAAGATATAGACTTGGGTGGTTGGACTTATTGCTATACCATTAATGGAACGATGACTTGTGGAACTACTGATTGTTCAGATACTGGCTCAAATGCTACTTCAACAATATTAATAGGACAATAATATGAGAATAAAAGAAACATTAATAATAATAATAATATTGATTTTAACAGCAATGTATTTTAATACTGATAAAGAATTGACAGTTGGTTCCACTACCTATGAAGAGATTGGCTGGGAAGTGCCAACCACTGATGCAGAGTGGATTGCTGAAACAAAGAAAGAGAGTTTGAATATAAGAAATGATGAGAAACTTCTAGAAATGAAAAAAAACCACGATAAAAAACTTATTGAGGTTGAATATCCTAAATATTTAAAAGCAACTCAATACCCTGACGCTATTCGTTGGGAGTATATTGAAAGAGGTTTTGAAGAGCCAGAATTAACTGAAATGGTAAATAATGAAATACAAAGTATTATTGTTGACTACGAAAGAGTTAGCAAGTCTGTTGAGCTTATAAATAAAGAAATAGAATTGAGAGAGGATAACAAAGTCAATAGAAAAAGTGAAATAGTAGCAGAAATAATAACTAAAGAAAAGTAATATGAAAAAACTAATAATATCTTTAATTTTATTTTGTTCTCTAGCAATCTGTAGTAGTGCTAATGCTACAGTGTTTTATATTGACTTAACTGATGGTCTTGACACTAATGACGGACTTTCTACATCAACTGCTTGGAAAACTTTTGAAAAGTTTACTGAACAAACTAGAAGTGTTGGTGATACTGGATTTGTAAGGAGAGGCGGAATTGAATCGAGAAATGCTGATTTAAACTTTACCTCTGATGGTATTTTAAATAACCCAATAACAATAACAGCAGATTTTGATAATATTTGGGGTGATTTTGCTACATCAACTCAAACTTATACGCCTGTTGTTGGTTCAAAAGTAATAGCTTCTTCTGCTTCTACTACTGATATTGTCGCTGGTGATTGGATTTATGTCTATGGTGATTGCTTTGAAAACCCAGATACCACCCAAGCAAATGAATGTAAATATTATTATGAAGTAGAGTCAGTAACAACAAATGAAATTAATCTTTATATGCCATACAAAGGCAATAATGCTGGTAGTGGTAAAGATTTAAGAATAATGCCATATAGCCCTACTTATAATATTTTAACCGCTAGTTATCAGTGGGCTATGATTCAAGACTCTTATTGGATATTACAAGGTTTTAAAATAGGTAGTATAGACCCATTAGGAGCAATTAGATTAAATAGGAGTAAGGGAACAGTTATAAGAAATATGATAATTGAGCACTCCGTTGTTGCTAATCCCTCTCTTTCTTTTAATGAAGCTGATAATTCAACTTATGTTTATAATCTTAGAGTTTCTGGGGCAACATTTGTGTTTTATGAGTCAACATCATTAAACCTAGATACTTTTTATTTTGATTGTGGAACATATCTATCTGTTTCCAGATATGCTTTTAGAAATGTTATTGATACTTTTGGTTTGATAACTGCTAAAAATGGAGAAATTATTAATTGTAATTACGATATAGGTGTTACCACTAACTACGCAGGCGAAGGCTATTACTTCCAAAATGTAAAAAGAGTTAATGCCTATCAAAATCTTTATAGATCAGCTTATACTAGTGTTTATTTAGAAGATGACTTCGGAATAGTTGGTCTTAATTCTCGTAGCTCGTCTATTATAGAGTCTGATACAAAAGCGACAACTACTGTTAGTGATTATTCTGTTTTAAGAGACGGCGGAGGTTCAAGCTCTCAAAAAGTTATACCGCCTGTTGGAACGACTGCAAATGGCGTTTCAACTAGATACTTCCCTTTTTCCTATATCAAGCTCTTTGAATATCCTATTTATGCTGATACTAGCAACAAGCAGTATGATATGTATTTTTACGCTACTTCAACAGGAGTATTTACTGCTAACCCAACAGCGGATGAGCTTTATATTGAGTGTGAATATTATGGTGCTTCAAGCGGAGCTGATAGAAGAATTGAAAAATCAACGGGAGTAATAGACTTTATAGGCACGGCAGGCTGGCAGTCTTTATCGGTCCAGTGTGAGCCAGCTCAATCAGGTGTAATGTATCTTAGAGGCTATTACGCTAAGCCAGTTGAAAGCGGAAAAGACAATGTATTTTATATGGATATAAAGCCAGTAATTTCAACACCTTAATATGAAAAAACTAATAGTCATCGCAATAATATTATCTGCCTTATTTGGTGTTAGTGTATATGCCGAAACTTTTGATTGGAAAAAAGGTGCTCCTGTTGTTGTAGATGACAATTCCAATTATGTTGATTATTGGTGGAATGGCGGTTTTCCAACTGTTGTTTATATTTATTATGAGGAGGTTGTAGAAGATACAGACCCAAACGGCGACTTACATATAAAAGACGGAGAGATGCAAATAAAAAGTAATATACTAATAATTAAATAATTATGGAGGAATATACAAACAGAGAACTTGGGTTAAAAATTGACTCATTAAGAACAGAAAATTCTGCTTGTCATAAATCAATGCTTAATACCTTAATAGAGCATAACGGCAGATTAAAAAAAGTTGAACAATGGAAGTTGATGATTGCTGGTGGTATTATGGTTCTTTCATTTATTATAGGGGTAACAAGTTTACCAAAATTCTTACAATTTATAGGTTATGGTGAAGAAGTTCAAGCACTAACAGATACTCAAATTGAAGAAATAAAAAACTCTATTATTCAAAAAGCCTCTAACGATATTCAAACAAGGATTGATAATGGAGAATTAGAATTAAACATAAAGTAAAAATATGGCTAGATACAAAATAGTTAAAAAGGGGAAAGGAACACATAAATTGGTTAGAAAAAGAAAAACATATAGAGAAAGAATAATGAAAGCAACACCAAAAGACAGACAAGTATAAGGAGATACAAAATGTGTAATGTATGTGTAATGATTGGAAGCCTTGAGAAGAACAGATACGATGAAACCTATTGTGTAAATTGTGGGTATAACTATTCACAACAAATGTATTTCGACTTTAGGGAGAATAAAAATGAGATGCAAGAAATGCAAAGCAAAGATGTTGAATGTGGGCAATGGGATATTCTTATGCGAAGAATGTTCACCGCTGAATGAGCAAACGCTCAAATATCTCAAATTCAAAATTCAAGTAAAGAATTTTGAAAGACGCAGGATAATGCGTAGAGGTAAATAAGCTGGCTTGGCAGTTCACAGCAAAACGAACTGCCACCAATTTTACTAAATAGTAAATTTATATATGAAAAAAGCAATACCAATTATAAATACAGGGCTTCGTCTGGATATACCAGAACGAGATGATATTTGGATAGCTGGTAAAAAGGGAAAGAATATATCAGGCATAGATTACAAGGTTGTAAACGAGTCTGGTGATTGGAGTAAATACTCCCAAGAAGATGAAACACAAAAACCTTTTTCAGTTGACTGGATGGATTGCACAGCAGAGGGCTTAATGGAATGTATCGGAAAGCAAGTAAACTTTTTTATTAGCGAGAGTATTATAGACAAAAATATGATTGCAGACTGGCTTACTAATGGCAAGTTTAATGGAAGTGAAAGAGAGCTAGCAGAAGTATCTGGCAATACACCAAATGGAAACTCAATGCAAAATGTATTAGAGGCTGTTAGAAAATATGGTGTAGCACCAGAGAATTATAACCCAAGACCAACATCAAATATATCTTGGTCTAAATATCATAGCAACTCCACTGCTAAATCAAAATCTAAGGCACTTGAATTTTTAAACTACTTTGATTTTCAATACGAAAGATTACCAGTTCAATGGTTCTGGGGGCAGACTGTTAGGCATAATGTAATTAAAGAGCATTTAAAACAAGCACCACTTTATGCGGCAGCTGGAACTTGCCCAGGTTGGTTTGGTCAAGATATTATTCCAGTTTGTTCAATGGAGGCTAATCACGCATTTTGTATAACTGGTCAAACAGACTCATACAATAAAGTTAAAGATAGCTATCCACCTTATGATAGAAAGCTACCACTTAACTATATTATTCCTTATGTTTATAAACCACTTCTAATTCCTAAAGATATAATACTTATGAAATCAAATGCAAAAATCGTAAAACAAAAAAACTCCAAGGCTTATGGATTTTTCTTACCAGCTAATAGCCCAAATGCCTTTATGTCTATGGCGGCTAACTTTGGTCTTAGCATAGCTGGTGAATATCCAGATAATCCCGATTGGAGTGCTGTTGATGAAAACATTGACGGTATAGTAGAAATAACTAAATAAATATATGAACAAACAAGTAAAAAGCTTTTTATGGCGATTGGGGGCAATGGTTGTCGTTACCGCTATAAATTACACAGTAGAAAACCTAACAGGTCTTGGAGTTAGTGAACCTTTGGTTGTTATAATCGGTTTGGTTTCAGGTGAAATCACTAAGATTATAAACAAGAAGTATTTAATTGAGGAAAAAGTAGGTTCTATTTTTAAATAAATTGGAGCTGGGACAATAGTAGTTAATTAACGGCAGTGTTATATCTCGTGAGAGATATACTGGCTAATCCTAGCTAAGCAGGTATTTATACGGCTTAGGCACTGCGGTTAGATAATTAAAATAAAAAATTATGACAGGAGAAGAAATAACAACTTTATTTGCTCAAATTATCGGTGAAGATGGCGATAGTCCTCTTGATGATACTTTTGCTTATCAACTTATGAATATTGCCAAAGATAAGTTAGAAGAATTAACCGACTGGGAATATTTAAAAAAGAAAATCAGTTTAGCTACTTCTGCTTTACCAGATGATTTTAGAGAAGTAATTAAAATAATATCAAACCAAAGTCCTGTTCCACTTAGACCTTTTGAAGACTATGAGGTGTATGATGACGGCTATTATATTGACTATGCTAACTCAACGATCAATGCTATCGGCAGTTATTCAGTAACTCCTATAATGACTTATAAATACCAAACTGATGATATAACTTCTATTACTAGCCCAGTATTTCCAATTCGTTTTCACTCTTTACTGGCTTATGAAATGGCTTATATCTATCAAGCAGGAGTTGATGGTGACGATCTAAACTTCCGAATGTCGGGTATTCACTTACAACAAAGAGAAGAATTGAAAAAGTTAATGCTTGGCTGGGATGCCGAAATTAAAGCTAAAAATATGAATGGTATAACCGATTATGATTATCGTTATATGCCAAACATATCTGATACCTTAAATGTAAACGACAATGCCTAAATTAAAATACTTAATTAAAAACTGGGATAAAGGACTAATTACAAGATTAGAGGCTTTTTCTATTTCCCCACAAGCTCTGTCCTCTGTTAAGAACTTTATAGTTGGTGGCGACAGAATGGAATTACGCAGGGGTATGAAAGTTATAGGCACAGAAAACGCAGGTAATGGCAGAATTACAGGACTACACTCGGCTAAAAAAGCTGATGATACTGATATTTTATTTTCAACCTATGCTCGTAAAATTAAATATTATGACACTGTAACCGAAGATTGGATAGAGATAGGAACTGATACACTCCCAGTAGGGGCAGACGGTGAGGATATTTCTATGGCTTCTTATTCTTTCTTAAATGGTAATCAGTTATTTATTTCTTCGCCTAATAGCGGACTATGGCAAATTATTACCGCTAATCCGGGCAGTATTATAGACATCTATGATGCTACTAAAAACTATAAAGGGTATATCACTATCAAAGAAAATAGAATGTTCTTGTGGAATAGAAATGAAGCCAACTCGGTTATTTATCTATCCTATATTGACACAATGTTTGACAATAAGACTGATGTTGATGATGAAGCAATATCTGGTAGTGGTGCGACTAGGTCTGGCACTCTGGCTTTCAAAGCTGGAGGTGGTAAAAGAAGTTGTTTTTCTGTTTCATTTACTGACGGGGTAGAAACCTTTACTGATAACAATGACGGAACTTTAACAGGTTCGGCAGGAGGCACTGGCACTATCAATTATTCTACTGGGGCTTATTCAATAACATTTAATGCTTCTGCTACTACCGTAACTGCTGACTACTCGTGGTTTGACCCGACTAATAATGGACTAGGCGACTTTACTTTCTCGGCTACACGATTGGCAGGTGAGGGTGATTTCTTCAAGCAAGGTGATGGCTCTGGTCGGGCTTTATCAGTAATGAGTTATGCCGATAGACAATACTGTTTACACGAAAATAAAATATGGGTTTTAGACTTAACTGATGATGATACTGGGGCTAGTAATAAGATTTACAGAGAATTGATGGGTATTCCTAATTGGCGGGCTTGTGTTGATACAGGCGACGGTATTTTCTTTATAGACGATAGCGATGCTAGTGAGCCAAAAATAAGAATACTAACTTTTCAAACAAACTCAACCCTTGTTGTGCCAATAGAAAAATCACCGCAGTTAGACTTATCGGGATATGAATTTGACGATGCCTCTATGATTAAATGGCAGGACTATGTCTTGTGTGCTTGTCGGACATCTGATAGCACTTATAATAACAGAGTTTTAGTTTATGATACTAAATGGGACTCTTGGACTGTTTTAGATTACTTTGTATCTTGCTTTGCTATTTATAACGGGGCTTTAATGGCAGGGGACTCTATCTCTAATAATGTATATGAATTGTTTAGCGGATATGATGACTTAGAAAACGAAATTGATGCTGAAATGACCACTGCTGAACTTAACCTAGAAATTGAAAACTTAAAGAAAGTAAAACAGATATGGATAAACGGAAGAATACAAAAAGAGCAATCGGCTAAGGTTTATGCTTCATACGATAAGGGTGCTTTTGTTGAAATAGACACAATAGACGGGGCTGGTTCTTATGTTGATGGCGGACAATCAATCGCTATTGGAGCAACAGTATTGGGCAAGAAAGAAATCGGTGGAGGTTCTACTATTTCGGCTTATAACTATTGGAAACTAATTAAATTAAACAGCGATAAGTTTAAGACTATTAAAATTAAAATAATACCCCAAGGTTTGGGGTGGTTTGATGTTAGTGAAATAACTTTTCACGACATCAGGAAAAAACAACAGAAGCTCCCAAAAAAATATACATAAATAATAATAACAATATGAGAAAAATCTTAATTTCACTTGGTGCTTTACTCCTAACAGTGGGAATAGCACAAGCAAGTCTATGGGACTACTATCAAGAGCAAGGACAAGAACTACCTAGCGTGTCAGATAGGGTTCTAGTGGCTGAAAACTGCGGTATAAGCGATTATACAGGCACATACGAGCAGAACATAGCCCTAGAAGATTGTCTTCGTAGTGGCTCACTTTTGGGCGTGGTTATCCCAGACATCTCGGCTCTGTTTGAAACTTCACTTCAAAACAGTATTGCCTCTGATGCAACATCTATGACTTTGGTATCGGCAACCCTAGCCAACGGTGATAGTCTATCAGGCACTTATGGCTTTATTATTGACGAGGGTTCGGCTAACGAGGAGTTTGTTATCTGTTCGGCTTCAGGCACAGCTCTAACTTCTTGTTTAAGGGGTATTGATCCTGTTGACGGACAAACCGAAGTCGCCTCGCTAAAAGACAGCCACAGACGAGGGGCAAGTGTTAAGATAACTGACTTCCCAATACTCGGTGTTATGAGAAAAATACTAACTGGTGAATATACTTTGCCAAATAGCTTACAATATGCTTCTTCTACTTCTATCAGTAATATGGGCTTAAATACAGTGACTACTAAATACTATGTAGATAATGTCGGAGCAGGAGGCTTTACCTCTCTAAACATCGGTGATGGCAATACTCTAAGAGCCAATGGCACTTCACCAGAAACTTTGGATATTGCTACTTCAACTGATAACTGGTGGTTTAACATAAACTCTGATGGCTACTTTGCCCTATCTACCACAACTAATAAAGGAATAGATACTTTCTGGAGTGATAGATATAATGCGACGACAACTAAGGGTGGAGATTTTACTTTTAGTGATAATTTGACTGTAAGTGGCGATACAACAATAACTGGTAGTTTATCTGCATTAAATATAGACGATGGGGTTGATTATAAATACTTTACTTTTGGTGAAGCTGTTTCAAGTGGTGATGCGGTAGGATTTGCTACATCAACTGAAAGCACAACCGAGATTAGTTCTACTAATGATGCAAAAGTTGATGATGATAATCCAGATACTAACTATGGTAGTGAAACAACAGCTGTTATTGGATATGTCGGTGATGACGCAAATAATAAGTTTTACTTTCAGATAGATACACCTATTATGTCTGATGCTGTGTTTTTGCAAGATGTAATTGTTAGTGTTTATATATCAGCTAGTAGCGGAACTATTCAAGATTTATCTGCAACTTGTTATAATCCAAATACTTTTGATGAAGATACTTTAACTTGGAATAATAGACCAAACAACGGAAGAGGGGCAATTGGAGGTATAGAACCAGCGGTTGGTTGGTTAGAGTTTGATTTTCCCTCAGATACTTTAAATGGTTGTATCGCTTCTTCAACCAATAGTTTGGTTTTTTCAATACAAAGTAATGGTTCTAACACCCAAACAGCAACAATAGAAACATCGGAAAACGCCAGTGGAAGAGCACCAAAACTAACATATCACAAGTGGATAGATATAGACGATAAACTTTACAGAACCGATGCTAGTTATGCTACTACTACTAATATGTTTATGGGTTTTGCCAAAGAAGATTATTCAGCTGATGAAAGTGGATATGTTGCTATAGATGGAGTATTTACAAATTCTAATTTAAGCCTAACTCCAGCTTATGAATATTTCTTATCTAATACAATTGGTGGTATTTCTACTTCTGCTGGAACAAACAGCTATTCTGTTGGAAGAGCAGTATCAAGCACAAGTATTATGATAAATAAATAACCTCACTCTGCCCATAATAATTTGTGGGCAGGAATGAGATTAAATTATATGGCAATGACAATAGGACTAATAATACCCTT